TAAATCATTATAAAATCCCTTAATATCTACGCCTTTAATGGATTTACCAAACAATTCCATAGCTTTAGCATTTCGAGTAGCTGAATCTTGAATGTCATTTAAACCTTTTAAAGTCTTTATAAGTAGATCATCAACAGAAAGTTTTTTAAGGTCTTGAAGTGATACTCCAAGCTTTTGAAATGTTTCGCGGGTTTTATCTGTGCCTGAAGCGGCAGCTTCAACTTGTTTACTAAAGCCTGACATCATACGACTAGCGGCTTCTGCATTACCACCATTTTCTACCATGGCTTCATTTAGTGCTAAAACAGTTCCAACAGCCATATCATTAGCTTTTGCTACATCTGAAATCTGATCTGCATATTGCACCGCTGACCTAGCAAATTCAGCAAATCCAATAGCTAAAGCAGCAACACCAAGCTTTGCGCCTAATGTTGATTGTGTAAATTCAGTTATTCCAGCTTTGGCTTTTCCTAGTCCAGCGTTAAATTCACCCGCATCAAGTCCAAGTAAAACCGCTAATCTTGAAATAATTGCCATTATTCTTTACCTTTAAATTTGTCAATATTAAATCCAGGCGCTTGACTTATGAAAGCCAATAATGATTCATTAGGCAAACTAGCTTCTTCACGATAAATATAATTGTAAGCACTTCCAAGCATTTCTTTTAATGTATAAGATTTTGAATTTGGTGGTCGCATATAATTAAATACGCCTGATGTAAGAGTTCCCATTGTTACCAAATTTTTATTATTACCTAATACACCATCGGAATACATTACAATAATTTCATTCATTGTAGTTTCATCTAATGCGTCAATATCTTGTATTGTATGCCCGTTAAAAACCATTGCACAACGCACCTGGGTTCTTAACGAGCCTGTTACTTTGACTTTATATCTTCATAATTTGGTAAAATAACTTCATTAATTTTATCAACAAATTCCATTTGAATAGTCAAAGAAGGAATGCTGATATTAATGTCTTCATAAGTTAAAGTATTAATATCTTGACCTTCTTGAGCAACTAAAAATTTAAAGTATTCTAAAATTCTAAATCTTGTTAAATAAGTATTTTTAGCAGATTCTCTTTGTGATCTGCCATCTATAATTATATCGTTATCAGTTTTTTCTACTTTATCTTCAGGATTAATAATTAACTTATCTGTTAATTCTTTGTATATAACTTCAATTGCATCTTTATTTGGATTCTTAAATTCATTATAAATAGATTCCATTTTTGCTACACTTGGAATTCTTACTTTTAAAGACATGCCTTTATAAGTAAAATCTCTTGTTAAAATAGATTCTTTATGCTGCTCATATTCATTGCCTAGTAACTGACCTAATTTATTCATGTAATACTCCTATGTTATAGTGATTTAAATTTTTCTATATATTGTTGTAAAATTCTTGCTACCGAATCAGATACTTGTTGTTGTTGGCTTTCCAATGAAACTCTTAAATAAGGATGAGCTGGTCTATTTTTAGTTCCAAATTCACTTGCAATAGCTCTAGCATCATAAAATACACCGGCAGATTCATAAAAAGTTTTCTTTGCTTTTTTAAGTTCAGAACCTCTTAAATGACCAAATTGTTTAAAGCCTTCCTTTTTTAAACTTCTAGGAATTGGCTTTGTAGTAACCATAGCAATTGCAGCATCATTGGCATTAACATATCTTGAAGTTTTATCTTTGTTTGTTGGTCGTCTGCCAACAATAGTTAATGAATCATGCAATAACCCTGTTTGACTATGAGATGCTGTTAAAGATTGAGCCATGCTTAACACAGGTTTCATAGCTTCTTTAACAGTTTTAACTAAAATATTGCTAGACTTTCTAGCATCACCAATTTCATCTCTTAAATCGTCAAAGATTTTTAAAGTTTCCTTTAAACCTTTAACTTCAAATGTATTCTGCATTAATCAGCCTTAATAATTTTTTGATAAATAGCATTATTAAGTTTTACAGCATAATCAACAGCTTCTTCAGGTGTAAGTTTATCCGCATGATTTTTTGCAATCTCATGAGCTAAAGTTATTCCCGTAAGTCGTTGTTGAGCAAAGCCAAACCAATTCTTTTGACCTGAATTGGATTGAGTTACTAGATAATTTAATAAATCATTATTTGAGTTGATCTGTGTTGTCATTTGTAATCTCTTTTGTTTTAATTTCTTGGATTAAAGGATTGTATTTTGCTAACACAGTTAATGCTACAAATTCAGCTGTATCAGGTTTTGCTTTTGCTAATGCTGCTTGCACTTCTTTAGCATCTACAGGAAGCCCCAATGCTACAGCATCAAGGCTTTGGTATGTAGATGTTAATGTATCAATAGCTTCGGATAATTTCATATTAATTCCTTAAGTATTAGACCAACCATATTGATTTCCGCGAGGATGAACTGTAAATACAGCTTTAGCTTCTGCGCCTGGAGCTGCATCAATTTTAAATTCACTTACACGACCATTAAATGCGTATGCAATAGTTGTAGCTGCGTCTGTTGCTGCAATTACAAAAGTTCTGTCAATAGTTCCGTTATAAGCATCACCACGAATCAATAACAATGCTGCATCACTAGGATTCCATGGCGCTGTAATTGTTAAGCTTGTAGGGGCTGATTGTGTAGGTATTTTATCACTTTGTCTTGAACCCGCTACACCATAAGAAGCTACTGCATCATCTTGACCAAACGCTGGAATTGCTTCTACATTTAATGCAGTTCCGCTTGCGCCTGTTCCGTTAGCTGCTGTTCCTACAATCGTTGCTACTTGAGCTGTCCATACAGATAAATTTGCTACTGTTAATGGTGTTGGTGTTGTGCCTGTTTGCATCCACATTGAGGCACTAAACCCTGGTAAAATTTTATTTGGTAAAGCCATTTTAATACTCCTTCGTTAATTATTAAGCTGTATTAGACCAACCATATTGGTTGCCTCTTGGGTGAATAGTAAAAACTGCTTTTGCTTCAGCACCCGGTTGAGCATCAATCTTCCATTCTGCTACTCTACCATTAAAAGCATAGTAAACTGTGCCTGTGCCGTCAGTTGCAGAAATAACAAATGTTCTGTCTATTGTGCCTGTATAAGCATCGCCACGAAGCAATAATAAAACTGTATCTGAAGGATTCCAAGCAGCCGTAATAGTTAATGATGTTGGAGCTGATTGAGTTGGAATTTTGTCTGACTGTCTTGATCCGGCAACAGTAAAACTAGCCACAGCATCATCCTGACCAAATGCTGGGATAGCTTCAACATTCACAACATTGCCTGTTACAGCAATAGCCGCTACATTTGCTAAAGTTGCTAATTGTGCATTTGTTAAAACAGTGGGCGTTGTGGTTGGTTGCGCATATAGCGTAGCGCTAAACCCTGGTAAAACTTTGGTTGGTAATGGCATAATTAAATCCTTAAATTAAAATTAATAAATCTTATGTTGGTATATCTAATGTGCAATCCATAAACACTTGATGAATTGCAGTGGTATTATCATATCCATGATACAAAAACTGAACATCTGCTTTAGATATTTGAAAGCCATAAGTTGAGCCACCAAATAATCCATTATAACCATGTAATGCTTGAATGATTGTATTAGCAATAGTTAATCCATCATCCATATAAACACTAAAGACACTAATTTGAAAAATAGGTCTATCAATACCTTTATTGTTTTGATTCACACCTGTATATACAGGTTGATGAACATTTCTTAAGTGCCAAATTATAAATTTTTGCTCTGTTGCATAGTTTCTGTTAAAGTTAGAATATACAGGAATTGGGCTTGCAATGCTAGTCAATTGAGCCTGTATAGCCTGTGCATACTGTGTAACATTTTGTTGTGTAGCCATTTATTAAACCTTTGTAACAGGATCAGAACGATAACAAAGAATAGTTACACTCATTTTATCATCAGCTTCTATTGCATTTGTTATACGCCAATCTTGTGTGCGCCAAGTAAATGAATATAAGTTTTGATTAATAACAATATCTTGAATCCATGGCGTATATTGGAACTTAAAGTTAATTAAATCCTGGTAAATTCGCGTATCTGATGTTATCTGCAAAGAATTTTTAACAGATGACACTAATGGTCTTCCTGTAAATTTCTTTGTTATTGTTGTTACATTTTCACCATAACTATTTGTGCTAAAAGTTAAAGTATTAACATCAACATTTTCAAAGCGTTTAATTGCCATTTACATCACCAAAGGTTTGTAAGGTCTTAATAAAGCATCTACACCATAAGGAATATTTTGCAATCCACCTTGCACAGTTTCACTTCTATTATTATATAAATGAGTTAGCAACAATAATCCCGCTTGTTTAATTACAGGATAAGAAGCTAAAGCATTTGCAGATAATGTATATTCCACAATAATAGGTGCAGTTCTGTTTTGACTAATATTAGATGGAATACCATTAACTAAAATAACTTTATTGCCGGTTACATCATAATAATAATTACTAGAACCACTTGTTAATGTCTGTAAAGCGCTTGGAGTGTTTCCATCGTAATATTTAACACTATCAATAGTTACACCATTGGTTAATGTTGATCCTTGTGATATTTCGGGCAAATCTAAACATACAGGGGTTGCATACAATGAATCGGTAGCATAATAAACTCTATAAGATTGAGCAAAAATAGACATACCAAGATAATCTTCAATTGCCATTCTTACTGAAAGCTCTAACCCAGCTAAAAATGTATTTTGTGAAGTATCACCAAATAAATTTAGTTGATTGTCAATTTCAGTAGTTGTAATCCATGCAGTAGTTGTATCTCTTGAAATCTGTTCAACTTTATCATAGTTAAACGGATTGCGAGTAGAGCCAAAAGCAACTTGCCCTAATGTATCTGCCATATTATGTTCCTATTAATTGAATACCAGCAAATGGATCACGAATAGTTGAAACTAAACGCTTTTCAGCATAAAGAGTAACAAAGCCTGGAGTAGTTTGTTCCATAGCTTGAATAGTCATTTCTTCAACATCAGCAATAGTTAAAAATCTATTCCAATCAGCTAAAATTAAAGCACAATTACCCGTTGTTCCTGGAGCTTCTAAATAAGGATTAGGAATTACAGGAAAACCAAAGATATGAACTGCTGCACCACCATCATCATCGCCTGTTTCTAATAAACCATTTGATGTTCCTGATGTTCTTAATTTTCTTAATGTTTGAATAAGTGTTGGATGAATATGCCAAGCTGTTGTAGGGCTTGACCAATATTGACTAGGTAAAGCATTAGCAATATCAGCTAACATGTCATAATCCGGCACAGTATCACTATGGCTGATTGATTTAATGGTATGAATACCATCCGTTATAGCATTGCCTGAACTGCCGTAAGAAGCCGCTGAAGTGCTTGTTAAGTATGTTCCTACAAGACCTCTTAAACCATTAACAGCACCTGTTGATGTTGTTGATGATCCTGATTGATCGTTGTTAGTGGACATACTTTGCGCTTCAAGTTGTGAAAACTCATACATAAGGTCTTCTACTAAAGTTTCATTTAAATAATTAATATCATCCATTGCCGCCATTCTAATAGGCAATTGAGCTGTTATAACTCTTGTTGGTAGTCGCCAAGTAGATGTTGCAATATTTGGTGAACCTGAATTTGGTGTTATTGCATAAAGCCAAGGGTTTGTGCTGTTAGCTGCGTTACCTGTTTTTGCCACAAATTGCACAGATGAACCGCTTGCTTTAATTTGTCTTGATCCTTGTCTGAAAGGATTTGCATATCGTAATGCTGCAAAAGCATCATCAAAGTAGGTGCGACCACCTACACCATCACCGCTGCCTGTTAGGGTAGAAGCTTCACTTAAATCAATAGTGATTTTTTTTCCTGTTTCAAGCGTCTGTTTGATGCCATCTAAAATTTTTTCAGTTGTATTCATGGTCTGTTCCTAATTGATTAAAAAAAAGGGCAGCGATTAAACCGCCCTTTTGCCATACATTTATTACTAACTACTAGCTATTAGCTGTTACTGTTGATCTGTAACGAACACCAGCAAATGGGTTCACTACTGAAGTTGCCAAACGCTTTTCACCATAGAATGTGATTGAGCCTGGTAAAGTTTGATCATAACGACGCATAACCATATTTAAACGATCAACGATTGCATGGAAACGATTCCAATCACCAAAATACATTGGATATTTAGGAGTTGTTCCAGCAGCGCCTGTCGCTAATTGGTTAGGTGTGTCAAGATATTTATTAACCACTAC